AATATCCAACACTCTGTATGCACCTCTGCACAAGTCATATTATTAAATTCATTTGATGTTGCTAGTGTTGAATCTCCCACTATATCTTCCCATATTATTTTATATTTATAATATCTTTTCTTACCAACTATGAGAGGTTCACTTGTTTTCTTTTTCATATTAATTTAAATCCATTGTGTTTGTAATTATACTTCTTCCTAATTTCAAAAGAAAGTTAGAATTTTTTTCTCCATTTTTATTTGTTGTACACGAAAACAAAAGTGTAATTAGGGAACAAATAAAAAAGAACCAAAGTATTTTTTTAAACATTAATGTACTGTGGCTACCTGTGCTTGTATTCTAAATGCGGCTTCCTCAAAGGGAAACATTTCTCGTAAAATAATCTCAGCATGAAATTTATATTTAGCTGACGGTAAAGGAAGTATAACATCACGCAAAGGATTTTTTTTAGCCACTTTAATAGCACCTGATATTTCACCAATTAAATACCAACTATCGTCATCATGCCATCTTTTTCTACTATCCATATTAAAAATCATTTGTTCCTTTTGTTTCTACAAAACAAGAAGTGTCTTCATCAAAATATAATGTTCCACATTTTCCTGTATTTCCTGTATGTCTATTCTTCAACACACGGACTGTCGTATAGTTTTTATTCTCTTCATCATTTTGATTTCTCTCTAGTGAAATTACTTGGTCGCTTAATTGACTGATTGCATGAGAGCCACGTAAAGCATTTAATGAAGTTTGTAATCCGTCTTCATATCCTCTGTTGCCGTCTGGTCTTCTTAAATGTGAAACTAAAATTAATCCAATACCTGTTCCTTCAACTAAACTTCTAAGTCTAGTCATAGTCATATCAATTAATCTTCTTTCATCATGCGTTTCTAATCCACTAATAATAATAGAAAGATGGTCAAGAATAACCCACCGTACACCAAGACCCTTAACAAGGTAACGAATCTTGGATAATAAATTTTCAGACTCGGTACTACCGAAATGGTCGAATAGATACATAGAGCCACTACCCACTGTTCGATTAAAACTATTTCTAAAGTCATCTTTATTAATTCCTTCTTTCGTTAAATGTAATGGTTTCTTTAAATCAATTGACATCACACCTAATGCTGTTCTCTTTACACTTTCTTCTAGTGCAAGATAACCAACACATTCACCTTTAGAAATTAATTGATGTGCTATATGTCTGCATAATTGTGACTTACCTTGTCCTGTTCCACTTGTTATTGTTACTAATTCACCTCTTCGCATTCCCAATGTTTTAGTATTCAAACATTCAAAAGGATAAGGTATACATTTTCTATTGTCTTCTTTAATTAATGTTTCAAATATATCTGTACCTGCAATAATTCCATCAGGTCTATAGGATTTGCCACCCCACATACAATCTATTAATTCTTGTACTCTTCCATTCACTAACATTTCGTTAGCGTCTTTTAATGGTAGCTGTGAAATTTTAACTTTTCCAGGCGAAAATAATTTCGCACATTCTAGAGCTGCTGTATTTCCTGCTTCATCATTATCAAACATTAATACAATAGTTTCAAATTTTTCTAACCACTCTATTTGTTGTTGTAAATCTCTTTTTGCCCCTGCACTTCCTGTTTTAACACTACATACAGCCCATTTATTATTCTGTATGGAAGAAAGTGACATAGCGTCTACTTCGCCTTCTGTAATGGAAACAAGTTTGCCCCCATCACGCCATAAATTCTGTCCGAATAATGTTGCTTTCTTACTATCACCTAGCCATTGAAAAGTTTTGTCAGGGTATCTTAATTTTTGTGCAACTAAATTTCTATGATTATCATAGTAGTTTGCAATTTGTACAGTCTTACCTTTATGTTTACCAATTTGGTAATTAAATTTGTTTACTGTTTCCTGGTTTATTTTTCTTTTTACTAAAGGTTTGTTTTCACCTTTAATTAAATTTGTATTTATTTTTGTCAATGGTTTCTCTTCATTCTGATAGTTATGAAAGTATGCACCACACCCAAAACAATGTCCGTGTCCGTCACTATAAACAGCCACGTTATCTTTTGAGCCACATTCGGAACAAGGTGCATGATTTAAAAATTCGCTTTTACTCATGTGTTAATTCCTTCATAAATTTTTTGATTAAAAATGTAGCTAGTCCCCTAACTATGTAGAGGACTAGTAAAGTATATTAGTTACCCATAAAAACCCTTTCTAATTAAGTCCATGATTTTATGAACGTAGTTTTTTTATTACCAGTCCAAAGTTCCTTAATCCAACTTTCTGGTATAAACTTATCAGCATACTTAAAGCCGTGTTTTTGACACCACATTGCGTATGTTGTTCTAGACTTTTTAGATATACGAGTTTTCGAATTGCTAAAGACAAACCTTAAATCCAATTCAGGATATTGCTTTCGTAACAAAATATGTTTTTGTTTGTCAGCCGTTAAAAAGCGTCCTTTGCTTTCGATATACATAGCCGTACCCACCTTTTTATGTAAAATAAAATCAGGCGTATACTTATGTAATTTTTCTGGTTTAATATACGGTATTTTTGTGCTTTCATATCCAAAACTAATTTTTAACCTTTTTAGTTGTTGTACAATCTGCTCTTCTAATCCTGAACGATAATTAGAAGTCGTCTTCGGTGGAAACTTCTTTCGTTGTTTCATTTTTCAACTCCTCAGATTTGGATTCCGTGTGAACATAACCTTGTTCCTTCTTAAATCCGTAACCTTCCGAGTTGCTGCCACCTTCTACAAGTTCAATAACTTGTGCAGCTCTAAGTCTCATACTTATTCCTGCACCAACCATTTGTGTGTAGTACGGAATCAGTTCAGCACTAACTTTAATCTGACTACCACCCCACACATTTACATTCTTCATAGGTTTCCCTTCTGAATCAAATATTGCAGGTTTGTTATCAAATGTATCACCGTTTTTAGTAGTGACTTTAGCCTTACATTTAAATTTGAAAATAACATTTCCAGTAGGTTTACCGTCTTCTGTTACTTCATCAAAGTAGGGCTTATCTGCTTCTTTTATTTTCTTACCTTTAGCTTTCTCTTTTGCAAAAGTAATGCTATCAGAATAAGCTTTGTCTATTATTTGACTAACAGATAAAGCGTCTTTCTTACTCAAGATAAGATTTGTTTTAAATTCACCTGTTTCAGAAAACTTAGTATCAGCAGTTGTAAGCCACGGATATTGAGCAATTCCACTAGGTGTAATTATCTTAACATTCTTGTTCTTCATTATTTATTTCCTCATTGTTGTTTGAGTCTTCGATTATATACCCCTTTTCCACATATCTTACTGCTTGGTCTAGAGGTATGAACCGACAATGTTCAAACCATTCTTCTTTATTCATAGTTTAACTCCGTTGGTTCTAATAGGGGTACTATTAGGCGAAAAAGAACTCACTGTGCATAACTTCCTCAATATTGAAGTCACCTTTTTGTGGCACAGTAGGTAATTTTTCTATCTGTTTTTTTGTTAATATAGGTTGTATTGATGTTTTAAAACTTTCTAGAGGACAACCATTACTATACATTTTTACAAATGTTGTTCTAATTGTGTCAGCTAGAATTTGACTATCCGCTGCAAGTGTCCCAAAACTATCATGCACATTACAAAAATGCGACACCCCTTTATCATACGCTTCACTAACAACTAACATCATGTGTGATGAGTCTTGTGAGTGTATAAAATTTGGTGGGAGACCATTCGAAGCTTTCAAAACAGAAAACTTTTCAGTCTCTACATTTATTCTAGGTTTAATCACTTCACCGAATAATCGAGTCTTAACTCTCATGGATTTAAATTCAGGATAATCTTGAATTACCGGAAATCCTACAGGATTAATCCAACGAATAGGGTGTCCTGATTTTGCTAAAACTCTAGCACATTGTTGTAAGAAGGACATTCCTAATCTTGCCGAAGATAAAACTTCGCCCATACTATCCCAAATGACTCCTGCTAAAAAAGTACACGCAGGAAAAACCAAACTACCGAAAGGGTGTTGTTCCCCCTGGTCTTTTCGTTTTGTTATGTCTTCATCAACAAAGTCACTACAAGAATATCTTGTAGAACCATAAGGACTAGTCATTATAGCCCTTTTAACTGTTGACCTTTTGACTCCAAATTGTAACCAAAGTTGTGCTAAGTCATTATCAGTCATTGTTTTTAAATTTTCAATAACTTTATCTTTAACAACTGTATAAACATCTTCTGGTTTTTCAGAGTTCGCTAGGTTCACAGCTTTTGCTGAAGGTGTGTGTTTTAATATTCCTGAATAGTGTTGTATTCCATTACAAGAACCGTCCTGGTTACAAATAAAATTACTTATATATCCATAACCTACAGCCTTAAACGAAATCCATTCGTTACACCATGCAAGAAATTGAAAAGGCTTATCAGCGTGTTCCCATTCTCTATTTGTAAATGGGTCTTCTGCAATCCCTTTAAACAGATTAAAATTTTCCTCAATAAATTCTACTTGTTCTTTTCGAGTAACTTTATCTAATCCGTAAAGAGCTGCACCTGTTACAGCTAACCAATAGTCGCCTTTGTTTTCTTCTGTCACTTTTTTACCTGTTCCAAATAAATGTAAAGCTTTCGCAAAGTCAACACCCTGTCCATTTAAATAGTTAGTCACCTGATAACATCTAGACCTAAAGTCTAAAGTATGAGCATGGTAAAAAGGTCTATCAAGAAACATTTCAGCTATCCATAATACTTTAGCAAATAATAATCTTTTAGATTTTAACCTTGCATTTTCAGTATGTATAATGACAGCTTTTTGTCTGTATAGTTTTCTTGACTCTTTATTAGTATCTATGTCGTGAGGTTTACTTGGAAGTTCCTCAAGTTCAGCTTTTGGAAGACCACCCACACTAATATTTTTGTCCCACGCTTTTTTCAAAACATTAAAGACAAACTTATTAATTATATAAGGTGTATCTTGTTGAGCATTTATAGCTTTATATACTATTGGCATTTCAACACCTTCAAGTTCATTTAGGTTTTCTCTTTTACGATACTTAACTAAGCTTAAAGGTTTGATATGTCTTGAGTAATAGCCACCACCAATTGCTTTTCCTTGTTCCCATCTTCTAGGTGGAACTATTGTAGGAAAATATTCAGGTGCTAACACTTCAAGAAAATCATTTCTATTATTAATCCATTCCAAAGTTTTCTTAGTAGGGATTAATTTCTTTTCTCTTCTTTTATTTGTAAAGACTTGCTGCACATCACAAAGTCCTGTTGCTAGACACATAAGTTCAATTAACTTATATCCAACATGAACTTTTTCACTTCGTGTCCATAGCTGCCATTCCAAATTATTTTTTTGTGCTGATTCTCTTAACTTTCGTCTTTTATATTGATAGCCAAAAGACCTTTTGTCCAGGTCAGCTTTTACTATTCCATAATGTTCAGGTCGCCCCTCTTCAAAAGACCTCAATGAAATTTCATCTTCAATTTTACTTGCGACATTTATCGCTGAACTTGTGAGCTTCCTTGAGATTGTTATTGAATTGATTATAGACTTAGCAGTAATAAGAGCCGTAATGTCAGGCTCAAGATTTGCTAACAGTCTTCTTGCAATAGGCTGAACGCCTTTTTCACCCTTACCTTCTTCAGTATACTTTTGTATGCTTTCAGCTAAAGGTCTTATAGAATTGGCTAATAAAGTCTTACCATAATTTGTAAAACTTTCCTCGCCCCTTTGTTTGTGGTCTGTTAGTCGTTTTCTAAAACGATTAATACCTCTTTCACGCATATCCTTTTCAAGGTCAAGTTGTTCTCTCAATCTTACGAAGGGTATAGTTAAAGAGTTCTTTGAGTTTATCATGGGGTTACTCCTTGTTATACTTAGAGGGACTTATAGCCCCCTTGGTTCTAATAGGGGTACTAATTAAATCGCCCCTATTCTTTGAGCTGCAATCGCCCCTAAAAGTCGCCCCTCTATAAATAGCTATAAATAGAGAAATCGTCAAATTAGGTCAATTCCAGGCAAAACTGTTTAAATAATCGGTCATATCTTAACGCACAGAGCCTTTTAGAGGGTAGCCCTTACCTTGACTACCCCCTAAATTCCAGGTCTTATAGTTTGTTATGTTTTCTTAGTTTGGCTATATAATAAAGCATAGGAATGAAAACTAAGCCAATAAGACAACCGAAAGCCGTCCCAAAAGCCAAGTCCCAAGAAAACGTAGACGCACCCCCTGCAAAATCGCTGAGAGTGTTTCCAAGTCCTGCACCTACAACAGCACCTAGACCAAATTTAAACCTTTTAGGTAAAAACTTCTCTAGTTCTAATCCTGTCATAGCCCCTAAAATCATAACTCCATTATCTATAATTCCATAAATAATAAAATCAATCATATCATTAAGATAACCTTTCTTTTTGGTATTACCCACTCACAATCATCAGTATATTTTGAGGTAGGGTATTCATCTTTTACTTGTCCTCGTTCACAATCAAAACAACAATAATTATTATAGTGGTCGCAATTAGAACAATCTTTATTAGCTTTAACAAAATCAGTATCTAAATATTTATAGCCTACTAATTTTTTACCTTCATCATACATTTAGACTCCTTTCTTTTTAGAGGGTAGCCTTTACCTTGACTACCCCCTAATTTAGGTCTTATCTATAATCGTGCTGTTCCATAATTACATTGACTGAAATCTTACAGCCACATTCGTAACCTTCTTCTATGCCCTCTAAAATAGGAAGTAATTTTTTAATGTGTATTCCTTCCTCAGACTTTAAGTCTACAAGAGTAACATTTTTGGTCTTCATCTTTTTGCCATTGTTATATTTCTTACCAATGACTTTTATTGTGTGATTGCCTATATACATTTAGACTCCTTTCTTTTTTTCATCTAAATAAATGACAAAGCTATCAGCTAAGTCACTTGGTAATGAGTGAAAATAAGAACCGTTACCTCGTCCTCTTGCTCTGTAACCGTAAACCTTCCTATTCAAGTATTTATCAATTAACTTAATAAATAACTCGCCTTCCTCATTTTTAGGAACACCATAAAAGTGATACCAACCACCACCAACAGGATTTTTATTTATCCGTTGTTGATATTCATTTAAACCCACAACATTATCTTTATTATTATTATGAGTTCTCTTAACCTCTGCAAATTTAATAACCAACTGCAATTGCTTTTCAGTTAATTTT